ATACCCTAGACACTTTAAACGACTATGCCGATGTTCTGACTTATCTCACTGATAACACAGACAAAGCAGGCGATTCAACCGGCAAATGGTTAGACCGCTTTATAAAACTTGCTGAGATAGTGCTTCCTTTTGCCCAAGTAATGAAGGGCCTTGGCATTGTTGTCGGTAAAGTAAACGAATATGTAGGCAACCAAGCCGATGCTCTTAAACAAAACGAGCGAGCAACCAGCCGTGTTACTAACAAAATTGCTGAATTGGCTGCTTTGGAAAAATTGCGTGGAACTGTAGTTGATAACACCACTAAAACCACAAACAAATCCACAGCCGCAACAAAGAAAAATGCAGATGCCTACGCAGAGGCACAAGAGGCAGCGTTAAAACTTAGGTATGAAGTTCAAGAACTTGCTGATGCTTTGCGTGAAAGTCTTAATGTCAAACTCGATGATGCAGTGAGCAAACTGGCTGATGCCCAAGGCGCTTTCGATTCTTTTGGCAAAGGCGTAGGCGCAGCCATCACCGGGTCTTTCAACTTTGGAGACGCCCAATCTGAAGCAGCAGGCAACGCCATTGAGTTAAAAAAAGCACTGGCTAAGCAGTCAGAGGCTCAACTCAAAGTAAACGCTGCTTATAACAAATGGAACGCATTTCAAGACAAAGACAACATGGATGCTTTGATTCTTGCGCAGGAAGAACTGGCCATTGCTAGTGGCGAAGTTGCTGTGGCTCAGGCCAAGCCGATGACTTTCTTTGACAACCTTGCCAAACAAGCCGATAAGGCTAAAAAGTTTGGCGAATTAGTTAGCAGGCTTATTGCCGGTGGACTATCTGAAACGGCCCTTTCACAGGTTTTGGCGGCTGGCGTAGATGGCGGCACTGCTATTGCTGAGGAAATCCTTGGCTCTGCCGATGGTGTGCTTAAAGCCAACACGCTCACACAGTCAATGACTGATCTTGCAGACAACATGGGCAAAAGAGCAGCCGCTAAGTATTACAGCGCTGGTGTCACCTCAGCAACTGAGTTTCTTAAAGGTATTAATGACACTATCAAGACTGTTGAAGTTGCACTTAAAAAGCCAAACCTTGATCAAGTAGATGTTATAACTGCTGCCGTTGGCGCATTATCACCCGAAGAAATCACCAACATACAAACTGAAATTGGCCGTTATCTTCAGGGCGCACAGATTGGTATGGGAACCCTCATGGCCGAAGGTGGGGTCGTGACTCGTGCTACTTCTATTATTGCTGGTGAGGCTGGCCCAGAGGCCATCATCCCTCTTGATCGTCTAGGCAGCATGGGCATGGGCGGCGGTATGAACATCACTGTTAATGCCGGGCTTGTCTCGACACCAGACCAAGTAGGTCAGGAAATTATCCAAGCCATCCTTAAAAGTCAGAGAAGGTCAGGTGCTGTATTTGCACCAGCCACAGGACTGTCATTGTGAGCGCACCAACCATTCAAGTTCTAGTCGGGTTCCAAACCACAACAGGTTTCGGGCAACCTTTCCAACTTGACGATGCCTTTTATGGCGTATTAGACACGGCAGGCCGTGGCACCCTTGGTGGCTTGGCATATGCAGACCTCACAAACCTTGTCGAATCTGTAAACATCACTCGTGGCCGTTCACGACAGTTAGACCAATTCAACGCTGGCACAGCCACCGTCACTTTTAATAACTCAAGCCGCATCCTTGACCCATTAAACACTTCGAGCATTTACTACCCGTATGTGCTGCCACGCTGTCCCATTCAAATCTTGGCTAACGGCATCCCCATCTACACCGGACTGATTACAGACTGGAATCTTGACTACGACATTGCCAGCAACGGAGACAGAATGTATGCAGCCTGCTCCGATGCTTTTACGGTGTTGGCCAACACAACCCTTGTAGCCCATACAGTCACATCCGAATTAAGTAGCGCTCGCATTAACACGGTGCTGGACTACACAGAAGTTGCCTACCAAGGCGCTCGCAACATCGGCACTGGCTCATCCACCTTAGGAGCGTCAGCCACTTCGAGCGGTTTCAATATTGCTGACGGCACCAACCTACTGACCTATTTGCAACTGGTGAACACCAGTGAGCAGGGGTATTTGTTTATAGCGGCAGACGGAACCTTAACATTCAAAGGCAGAACCAGTGTTCTCAATCCAGTTTCTGGGGCCACATTTAGTTACACAGGTTCAATCCCATACCAAACTTTGCTTAATTCCTATGGTGACGAAATCCTCTACAACTACATAGTGACTCAAAGCCCTGCTGGGGTACAGCAAATCACTAGCGATGCCACGAGCATTGCCTTGTACCAATCACAAAGCCTCAACCTGACTAACTTGCTAAACAGCACCGTGGCTGAAGTTGCTGGTCTTGGCAATTACCTGCTGGGTAAATACAAGAACCCAGTGCTTCGCTTCACCAATGTTTCGACCCAAATGGCTGCACTTTCTACGGCTAATCAAAACATCTGTTTCAATCTTGACCTCACCAGCATTGCCACCGTGGTTAAAAACTTCACTACTGGCACCCCATCTACTGAGTCTCAAACACTGATCGTGTCGGGCGTCAGCCACAACATCACACCAGGCAGTCATATCATTTCCTATACCTTTGAGTCCACAGACGGAAATCAGTATTTCACAATCGGGGATGCCATATTTGGTACCCTTTCAACTAATAATCTTCTAAGTTTCTAAAGGAGACAACATCATGGCAACACCAACCAACCTTCCAGCAACAGCGGTATCGGGCGAAATTCTTACCGCTGCCTACGTTAATAATCTGAGGGGCGCGTTTCGTGTTTTGCAAGTTGTATATGCCACAACTAACACTCCGCTCTTATCTTCAACTACAGCGTTTGCAACCACTGGATTGACCGCAACTATTACTCCGCAATCAACAAGCAATAAAGTTTTGGCTATTGTAACCCAAAACGGTTGCTATAAAGGCCCCGGCAATGTAAACAATGGATTGAATTTGCGCCTAATGAGAGCCGGCACAAAAATAGCCGACATCATGGTTGCAGGTGGATACACAAACACAACCTTGACGCAATTTATTGGTACTGGAAGCGTTGCAATTTTAGATAGTCCCAGCACAATCGCAGCAACAATTTATAATACTGAGTTTGCAAATCAACAGGCTTCAGCAGATGTAGGTGTTCAAACTGTGAATGCTACGAGCACAATTATTTTGATGGAGATTAGCGCATGAACGAATTAACAATTAGCAATGCACTTATAAAACTAGGTTTTGACACGGGTTGGGTCGTCAGCGAACAAGGCATTTTATTGTGGGAAAATGAAAAAAAGCAACCAACTGAAGCCGAACTTATAAAGGCTGGCTGGGTAAAAACGGATGAAAAATAGCCTAATTCTATTGGTGTTTTTAGCATCGCTCAGCGCTTGCGCAGACCGTGAACGCCTCAACTGTGACACAACAAAAGCAACGGGATTCCTAGAAAGCAAATGCCCATGAAACTAGAAAAAAGACTCAGCAACGAAGAAATTAAAGCACGACTCGTGTTTGTCGTAGCAGTGACATTGTCATTCGTTCTTGTCGTGTCAGTCCTTGCAATGATTTACGGCGTTCTGTTTGTAGTACAACCAGTTGAAGCCAGTGAGTTAGACCAAGAAATGGTCAGCATCCTGACTTATGTACTTTCCACCCTTGCTGGGGCGTTGGTAGGCCTCGTCGCAGGGAACGGTTTGAAGAATCCCCCTAAGGAAATTGAAGAATGAAAACCACCATTTACACAGTCGGCGCAACCACACCAGTGCTAATCCACAGCACCAGTTTCGGCAGCCAAACCATCTACATCCAAGCCACCACAAACGACATCCACATCGGCGGCTCTAATGTGTCAGCCACCGACGGACTAGACGAACCTAAAAACGGATTTCAACAGATATTCATGGATGAACAAGAAAAACTTTACGCCATTGCCAGCACAGGAACGGCAACAGTTAAAGTTCTGTCCCCATCAAACTCATAATGGCTGTCAGACCGTACAGGTACTACCCAGCGTGGGATGGTAAAACCACCCAGCCGATCACAGCCAAGTGCGTAGAGTTGTGCCAAAAGCGTTGGAAGGTCACAAACCTTGGCACCTATGTCAATCGCCCGATGCGAGACAAGCCCAACCTGAGCACCCACGCCACGGGCTACGCCATGGACATTGGCCACAGTGATATCAAAGTGCTTGAAGCCATCTGGACATTCTTTGTCACTAACTCCCTAGCCCTAAAAGTTCAGGAAGTGCATTTCTACAAGATGCCCGGCACAAAGTATGGTGCTGGCTACCGTTGCTCTCGTGGAGAAGGCATGGCAGGGGTCGTCAAGTACAAGACCAAGGAAGAATCGGCTGGCACAGGTGGGATGTGGATACATCTGGAACTGGAAAAGCAAGATATCGAGCATTTTGAGGCAGAATTCAGAAGGCTAAAGCCAGAATAAAAAGAACTCCCAG